AGGGTTACCCCAGTCACCAAGGGTGTACGCAAGTCCATAGTTGTGTGGACCACCGGCCCTCAGTTTAGATGATTGCCATGACAGACACGCTAGAGCAGTGGCAATACTTTGCTTCGCCAATATATAGCATAGAAAAGCCTGAGTTTCTGACCGACGTTCTTGCTGCCAGTAATGACGTTCTGCGCCAAGTCCGCAAAGAAAAGAAGCCTGACGATATATATCCAGTCACTATGGGCGGATTTAATAACGAGCCGCGCATAACTCCGTTCTGGGAGTACACCATCAACACAGGTTGGAACATTCTTAGGGAGCAGGGTTATGTGATGGAGGGGCTAGAAACCTACTTCACAGAGTTCTGGTGTCAGCAACACGACAAGTATTCGTCTATGGAGTATCACCTCCATGGTGACTGCAAGCTGGTTGCGTTCTACTTTTTGGAATGTCCCAAAGACCCACCGCGCTTGGTTATCCACGATCCAAGGCCCGGTAAGGTCATGTCGTCGCTGCGCGAGGCTGATGTAAATGTAGTTTCACCGGCATCTAGTGCGATTAACTTTACGCCAAAGCCGGGAACACTAATGTTTGCCAATGCGTGGCTACCTCATAGTTTCACGCGCAATTCGTCTGTTAAGCCTTTCAAGTTCATTCATATGAACATCGATACAAGGCCGTTTGCTCCCCAAGTCTGCCATCCACCGACTGCTGAGATAATCTAGTGGCTCAGTTTCAAATACGATTTAACAAAAGTCGTGGTCAGGTAAACCGTGGAACCCCCGACCATGTTTGGCGGGTGTTTGAAGATGGGAAAGAATACCTGTTTAAAAACGTCCAGATAAATGTCAGCAGCTATGGGGCAAAAACCGGCGACGACTGGAGCATATGCTGCGAAGGCGTACTGAAAATAGACAAAAATACCTCCACTGGAATAATTGAAAACTAAGCAGTTTTACCTTAAAGTTCGTAAAATTTTTGTTTCTTTACAATAGTTTGCAAAAGGCAAGATAGGCGATCAAAATGCCGGTTAGTTCGGAATCTGGCAAAGCAGATATTGTAAGAATTGTCTCACGCATTAAGCATGAGAAAATGCTGGATATTGGCTGCGGGTGCGGAACCTATGCCAAATTGTTCCCAGAAGCCGACTGGACCGGAGTGGAGATTTGGGAGCCGTATATCGAACGGTACGATCTCAAATCCCTATATCAAAACCTCATTCTGTCAGATGCCCGGACTTGGGAGCCTACAGAACGCTATGACGTAGCCATCGCTGGCGACGTTCTTGAGCATATGACTGCCGATGAAGCAGCGGCCCTGCTGACCAAGCTACGGGCCTGCGCTGATGTGGTAATCACTAGCATCCCTATAGGGAATTGGCCGCAGGGTGCCGCAGAGGGCAATCCGTATGAAACCCATGTCAAGGACAATTGGACGGACGCTGAAGTTAGAACAATTCTAAGTCAGCCAGCATGGGGTAAGGTTACGAACGAAATTGGTGTTTATGTTTGGGGCGATAAGATTTGGCCTGAACTGTGCGAAGACATCCCGCGCAAAATTCATATTGTTTGGGTAGGTGATGAGGCCAAGCGGCCTGACGCTTTTATCCAGACTTGGCGCGATATGAACCCCGGCTGGGAAGTAAAGGTATGGGGCAATAAAGAATACGAAGCCCGTGAATGGCGCAACAAGGCCCATATGCAGGGCATGTGGGGCAACCAGCTTCACGGCGTAGCGGACCTGATGCGCTATGAAATTCTATATGACGAGGGTGGTTTTTGCGTTGACGCAGATAGTCATTGTGTCAAGCCGCTGGAAGACTGGCTGTTTAAGCCTGCGGCATTTGCCTGTTGGGAAAATGAAACGGTCAGGGAGGGCATGGTAGCCGTTGGCTATATGGCTTCCGTTGCCAAGAACCCGTTCTTTCTTAAAATTATCAACGAATTGACTGAGCAGGAAAATGTTCCCGCTCTGTTTGCTTGGTTTAGCACAGGCCCAAAGCGTCTGACGACCGGGTATGAGGTTTATAAGCCGGAAGGCTTTATGGTCTGGCCGTCGCATTATTTCATTCCAGATCATTTTGATGGATTTACTTATACCGGCAGTGGCCCGGTGTTTGCGCGGCAAGAATGGGGAACTACCAGAAACTCATATGGAACGCTGGGAAAAGAGGGGAAGAAATTGAAGATAGCTGTATACGCTATTAGTAAAAACGAGGAAAAATTTATTGAGCGGTTTTGCAACTCCGCAAAGGATGCCGATATTGTTCTCATTGCTGATACAGGTAGCACAGACGGCACTGTTGAAACTGCTATTCGTCACGGTGCTGTTGTTCATAGCATTTGCATCACTCCTTGGCGGTTTGATCTGGCTCGCAATGCTTCCCTTGCGCTTATTCCAAGGGATATTGACGTTTGCATATCACTTGACATCGACGAAGTATTAGAACCCGGCTGGCGCGAAGAGATTGAGCGAGTATGGAATGATAAAACAACCCGGCTTCGGTATTTCTTCGATTGGGGCTGCGGGATCAAATTCAAGTACGAAAAGATACACGCTCGCCACGGCTATATGTGGCATCACCCGTGCCATGAATACCCGATACCAGATGGCCGCATTACTGAAGTATGGGCCGAAACTGATAAGCTGCTAGTCAGCCATCATCCTGATCCGCATAAAAGCCGTGGTCAGTATCTTGATTTGCTAGAGGTGTCGGTCAAGGAAGACCCCCGCTGCCCTCGCAATGCATTCTACTATGCCCGCGAATTGTCGTTCCATCGCAAGTGGGATGACGCCATTTTCCATTGCCAAAAGTATTTGGCTATGCCGGAAGCAACGTGGCCTAACGAGCGGTGTTACGCATACCGGGTCATGGGCCAATGCTACGAAGAAAAGGGTATGCAGATGGAGGCCGAGGCGGCTTACCATCGCGCCTGTGCGGAAGCTCCGAATACCCGCGAGCCGTGGTGCGACTTAGCCCTACTAAAGTACCGGCAAAGCGCATGGGCAGAAAGCTATGCTGCCGCCATGAGGGCGCTGGCAATTAAAAACAGGGAGTTGGTCTATACTTGCGATCCGGCGGTTTGGGGCTTCAAAGCTCACGACCTTGCCAGTATCGCCGCTTGGCATCTTGGCATGACGGATGTTGCCATAGAGCAGGCCCAGTTGGCTTTGGCGGCTGACCCCGAAAACATCCGGCTACAGGACAACCTTAAAGCCGTTACTGGCATTACAAAGGTACAAGCAGCGGAATAAAGCTATGAGCGACATGACGGACATCTACGACAGGCTAAGGATTGTTGAGGGAAAGCAAATGACTCACGAAGCCGTTTGTGCCGAGCGATACGAAAACATCATGAAGATGGCTGGCGAGATGAAGGATGACTTTAAGGGTCTAAATGGCCGTTTGATTGCCCTTGGCATTCTTATCATGTCTGGTATGGCAGGCATTCTAATCAAACTGGTGTTCTCATGACCGACGTTTCTCTGGCTGTAAAACTGATCAAAGAATTTGAAGGCTTTAGGAGCCAGCCTTACCTCTGCCCCGCTGGCGTACCGACTATTGGGTATGGCTCCACGACTTACAAAAACGGCAAGAAGGTAACTCTGAAAGACCCCGCCATTTCCGAAAAGGATGCCGACGATCTTTTAGTACACTTTGTAACTAAAGTTATACTGCCAGAGGTTACTCGTATCTGCCCAAGGCTCTCTGAAAACAATAATGCTCTCAACGCGATACTGGATTTCTGCTATAACCTTGGTTCGACCAAATTTAAAAACAGCACTTTGGCAATCATGATCAATGCAGAAGACTGGCCCAAGGCCAAAGAACAGATTATGCGCTGGGTTTACAGCGGTGGAGAAGTGCTGCCCGGTCTGGTCAGAAGGCGCAAAGCGGAGGCGGCTCTTTTGCCGGATGAGTAAATGACGACTGGCTTAAACTACACCCAATACGTTGATCAGATAGCAACGCTGGCTGTTGTTCAGCCTAACGACCCAAATTTTGTCGCCATTTTGCCTCAGACAATCACATACGCCGAAAACCGGATGTATCGTGAAATTGACTTTCTGTTTACGTCCACTTCGATACTTGGAAATCAAATTTCAACTGGTAGCCGCAGCCTGACCATCCCGCAGGGAACAATTGTTGTTTCTGAGCAGATCAATATCATTACCCCTGCTGGTGAGCAAAATCCCGATCTTGGCACAAGGAACCCCTGCCTTCCTGTGACCAAAGAATGGCTAGATGCTGTTTATGGGTCTTCTACAGTAACTGGCATGCCTCAGTATTACACCGCTTTTAACGACAACGTGTTCTATTTTGGCCCGTACCCAGATCAAAATTACTTTACAGAGATTGTGGCGACTTATCGCCCGCAGAGCCTGTCTGCCGTTAACCCGACAACCTTTATCAGCTTGTATTTGCCGGATGTTTTCCTGATGGCAAGCATGATCTATGTGAGCGGCTATCAGCGTAACTTTGGTCGCCAGTCGGACGATCCCCAGATGGCTCAGAGCTATGAAAGCCAGTATCAGGCGCTGCTGAAGGGCGCGACTGTCGAAGAAGCCCGCAAGAAGTACGAGTCGGCTGGCTGGACCTCGCAAATCCAATATGTTTCTTCTACTCCTACCCGTGGGTGATGCATGCCACACGCATCCCTCAAACTTACTCCGGGTGTAAACCAAAACAGAACACCGGCATTAAACGAAGCTGCGATTTCAACATCGCAGCTAATTCGCTTTATTCCAGACGCTCAGGGATTAGGTCTGGTTCAAAAGCTGGGCGGCTGGACTAAATACTTTCCTAACGCCATTGCTTCGGTAATCCGTGCCTTGTGGGCATGGTCTGACACCAACGATGTCAAGCATTTGGCTGCTGGGGCGGAAGAAATTCTTGCTGTTATTACAAACAATAATCTTGCAGATGTTACACCTAGAACAACGACTTACGCCGCAGAAACAGTTGATATTGATACAACCTCTGGCAGTGACGTTGTAACCATTAATATTACGGGAAGTAATATAACGGATTACAATAGTATCTATATCAAAACGCAAATATCTGTTGGTGGCCTTGTCCTTTTTGGCGTTTACCAGTGTTACGCCGTTAGCGCGAACAGTTTTAATATTTATGCCAAAGACGTTCTTGGAAATCCTGCTTATGCCACCTCAACTGTAACTGGTGGCGGTTTAGTTCCGGGATTCGATACAACAAGTGGTTCGTCAATTGTAACCGTCACCCTTGCGGATCACGGCTATTCTGTTGGCGACACGTTTCCTGTTCTTATATCGACAACGGTTAGCGATATAGTCATTTTTGGTAATTACATCGTAAATACCGTTGTTTCCTCTAGCGAATTTACTATTCAGGGTTCGAGCGAGGCGACGGCAACAACTGGTTCAACTGAATATGAAAACGGTGGGGATGCCTATTACGTTATTTTTATCGGCACTGGCGCACTACCGGCTGGTACTGGATATGGCGTAGGGGGATATGGTGTTGGCGGTTATGGCAGCGGCGTTGCTCCTGTTGCAGACCCCGGAACACCTATCACTGCAACAGATTGGAGTTTGGACAATTGGGGCAGCTATTTAATAGCTAATCCGTTTGAAGGGCCAATTTATATTTGGGATCCAATTTCAAATCAAAACCTTGCGACCGTAATTCCAAATGCTCCGGTAGTTAACACTGGTTGTTTTGTTGCCATGCCGCAGCGGCAAATTATTGCCTACGGCTCTACCTTCAACGGCATTCTTGATCATTTGCTTGTGCGCTGGTGCGACGTTGAAAACTTTAATCAATGGATTGCACTGCCGATAAATCAGGCTGGTTCATACAGGCTTCCTAGAGGGTCGCGTATTATTGGCGGCATACAGGCTCCGCAGCAGGGCTTGATCTGGACGGACACCGCACTGTGGTCCATGCAGTATATTGGTCAGCCATATGTATATAGCTTCAACGAAATTGGCACTGGTTGCGGGCTGATTGGGCAGAAAGCCTGCGGCAGCATGAATGGCGTTGTCTATTGGATGGGGCGCTCCCAATTTTACATGATGGCCGGTTCCGGCATTCAGACCATTTATTGCCCTGTCTGGGATGTGATTTTCCAAGACCTTGATTTGGACAATCTCAACAAAATCAGGTTTGCTGCAAATTCGTTGTTCAATGAAGTTACTTGGTATTATCCGACTACGGGCAGCAACGGCGAAATAGAAAAATACGTCAAATTCAGCGCCGGTCTTCAGCAATGGGATTTTGGCACTTTGGCCCGCACGGCTTGGATCAACCAATCCGTTTTGGGCAATCCCATAGGTGCCGCCCCTACTGGCTATATTTACCAGCACGAAACATCACCGGATGCTGATGGTCAGCCAATGGTGTCAAATTTCACCACCGGCTATTTTGCAATGGCGGAAGGTGATGTCCTGACCTTTGTTGATCAGGTCTGGCCGGATATGAAGTGGGGCTATTACGGCGGCACACAGAACGCAAACGTGCAGATCACGTTTAACTATCTGAGCTATCCCGGAGACACGCCTTACACTGACGGGCCTTATACAGTTACGCAGGCGACCCAATATGTATCGCCCCGTTTCAGGGGCAGGCTTATGTCAATCACTATTGGCACAAGCGACATTGGTTCGTTCTGGCGTATTGGAAACATCCGGTATCGTCTGCAACCTGACGGGAAGTTCTACTGATGGCTAGTTTAGACGATCTTTTAACAGTCGGTAAAAACATTGTGACGGCCATCAATGGCTTGTCGCAGACATATCTATCTGTAAATGGCAGCAGGCTAACCGCAGAAATAACTACCGATACTTTAGTAAAAAATGGCGCGGGGCGCGTTGCTGTTGTCAGCGTTATAGTCGGCGGTGCCGCTGGCGCAATTTACGACACCACAAACGTAGCTTCGCCGGTCAATCAGATTTATGTGACCCCGACCACCGTTGGCACATACTATATCAATCTCCCCGTTAATAACGGAATTGTGGCCTCCCCCGGTGCTGGGCAGACCCTTACCGTGAGCTATTCGTGAGGTTCGTATGCCACTGAAACACGGCAAATCCCAAGAAACGATTAGTACCAATATTAGCGAAATGGTTCATTCAGGCCACCCGCAGGATCAGGCTGTTGCCGCCGCCCTGAACATGGCCCGCGAAAGCCATGCGCGGGGTATGAAGGTTGGCCGGATGCCGCATATCAAAATGCCGAAAAAGAATAAGCTGCACGTTGGCCCTATCCGCAGCCCTGTTGCTGGGCGCACTGACCATCTGAACATGCATGTTAAGTCGGGTAGCTACGTCATCCCGGCTGACATCATTTCAGCAATGGGAGAGGGCAACACAGAGGCTGGGTTTAAATCTGCCAAAAGCATTTTTGAGCAGCCGTTTTATGGAGCTTCCAAGCCCGGAGCCGGGATGCCGTATGTTGGAGGCGGGCTTCCTTACGGTGCCGCCAGTCCGCGCAAGGCTGAAGGTGGAGAGGTAGAAAGTGTCCCTATTGTTGCCGCTGGTGGGGAATATGTGATCGATCCGCAAGATGTGGTAAGAATTGGTCGCGGTAGTATGGATGACGGACACAAAATACTGGATCACTTTGTGAACCGTATGCGGTCAAGAACCATCAAAACTTTGAAAAATCTCCCCGGTCCTAAGAAAAACTAGGAAGAACAATGCAAGAACAAAACAAGGTCAGAGTAGGAACCACCGCCGATGTGGACGCCGTTATGGAACTGGCGACGCGCGGTTATGAAGAGATGGGCTACTCTAACGTCAGCCCTGCCAAGGTCTTGCAGGAAGTATGGAGCGCCCTGTCCCTAAATAAAGGGATTTGCGGTCTGATTGGTGAGCCGGGTGGTGTTATCAAGGCTGGTGTCCTGCTCAGGATTGGTTCGCCTTGGTATTCGGATGACGCGATTGTTGAAGAGCGGGGCATCTTTGTGCATCCCGACTATCGCAAGCCCGACTTTAAAAGCGGCAACAAGAAATACGGCTTTGCCGCTCAGTTGTGCGATTTTTCTAAAAAGTTTGCTGACGATCTTGGTTTGCCGCTGCTTGTTGGCATCCAGAGCAGTCATCGTATTGAGCCGAAGATCAGGCTTTATGAGCGGGTCTTTGGCGAGCAGAAGGGTGCTATCTTCGTTTACAACATGAAGAAAGACTCCGTTACGAGCAAGGAACACTAGAATGTGCGGCGGTTCAGGTACTACCACCCAACAAGTTTCGATCCCGCCAGAGGTTTTGGCGCGATACAATTCCGTAAACGCGCAGGCCCAACAGGTCGCGCAGCAGCCGTTTCACATTTATAGCACTGATCCCAGTGCCTTTGTTGCGCCGATCAACCCGCAGCAAATGGCGGGCATTGAGAACGTCAATCAGGCTGTTAATATTCCGACCCCCTATTTTGGCGCGGCAACCCAGTATCTGACTGGCGCAGCCGGGGCGGCACAGCCTTATTTTGATTACGCTTCCCAGCAGCTAACTGGCGGCGCTCAAGCTGGTCTTGCCGGTACAACGGCAGCTTATAATCCTATGGCGGCTGGAGCGCAGTATGCTCAGGGGCTTCAGGGTGGGGCTTTGGGCCAGTACGGCGCTGCAACGTCTATGGCGCAGCCGTACAATTACCTTGCGGGCGAAAACATTATGGGCGCTCAGGCTGGTGCGCGTCCTTACCAGCAGGCGGCTACAACTTTTGGTCTGGCCGGTGCTACGCCGGTCATGCCGGGTCAGTTGGGGTCTGAGCAGATCAACCGCTATATGTCGCCCTATATGAGCAACGTGGTCGAAGCTACGTTGGCCCCGCTTCGCCAGCAGCAGCAAATCGAACAATCCACGTTGGCCGGTAACCAGATCGGTGCTGGAGCGTTTGGCGGTGAGCGTGGCCGGATTGCACAGGCTGTCCTTGCCCAGCAACAGAACCTTGCCACAGCCAAGACTGCGGCAGACCTTCTCCAGCAGGGCTACGGTCAGGCGCTGGGAACCGCCCAGCAGCAGCAGCAGCTTGGTCTGGGGGCAGAGCAGGCGAACCGGCAGGCTATCCAGCAGGCATCGCAGCAGATGCTGGGGATCGGCCAGCAGGGCTTCGGACAGGGCTTGGCTTCCTCTCAGGCGCTTTCTGGCTTGGGCCAGCAAGTTTACGGCCAGCAGGCCGGGTACGGTCAGAACCTCGCCCAGTTGGCCCAGCAGGGCTTTGGTCAGGGGGCCGCTCAGACGGCCCAGCAGGCCGCTCTGGCCCAGCAGCTATATGGGATCGGTACAGGGACCGCAGGGCAGGCTGCAACCCTTGGACAAGGCGTGTACGGCCTTGGAGCCAATACGGCACAGTCGCTGGCCGGTCTGGGTACTGGGGCGCAGCAGGCCGCTCTACAGGGCGCACAGGCCCAGATCGGGGCTGGTACATTGGGCCAGCAGACCCAGCAGGCCGGGTTGCAGGCGCTCTACAATCAGTTCCTCCAGCAGCAGGGCTATCCGTTCCAAGTGGCCCAGTTCCTCGCCAACATTGCGATGGGTACTGGTGCGCTGTCTGGGACCACAACCCAGACCACCCAGCCTATGGGTTTCATGGGATCGCTGTCGGACAAGCGGGCCAAGGAAGACATCGAACCTATCGGCAAGACCTTCGACGGTCAGGATATTGTCAAATACCGCTACAAGGGCGAGCCTCAAAAGCAGATCGGTCTTATCGCGCAGGATGTTGAAAAGCATCATCCCGAAGCGGTTGGTTTGGCCGGTGGCCTCAAGACGGTGGATTACGACCGCGCGACTAAGGACGCTGCCGAAATCGGCAAGTCTTCCGAAGGCGGCAAGGTTATCCCGTTCCCTGAGCGCCGTGGATATTTTGACGGCGGATATGCTGGCGGTCTTTCTCCAAACCAGATTGGAGAAATTCTAGCTTCTCAGGCTCAAATGTATGGTGGCACGGACCATCCGGGCCTTGGCGAAAGCCGTGGAACCACTCCGGGTCTTAGTGGATATGTCCCCGGTGCGTCACTCCCCGTTGGTGAATTGATGTCGCCCACTTCTGCGCCTGAGCTTCCTAAAACAACCTTGCAAGACATCGACGCCGGTATTGGTCTTTATAAGAGTGGTAAAAGCCTCTTTGAAGATGAGGATGACAAGGACGGTTCCCCGTCTAAGCGTTACGGCGGCGGGCTTTCTCGCCATCATTACGCAATAGGTGGCGATGCTAACGCCCCTTATGGCGGCAATGACATGCCTTATGGTGACGAAGACACAAAGTCTAACGTCCCGACATCCATTCCCGGTCTTGCTGGCGCTTCAAAGATGGAAAAGCCGGAACCGTTGAAGCCTGCGTCTGCTCCATCGTCTAGTGGATCAAGTGACCTCCAAGATTTGGCTACCTTGGCTAAGTTTGCAATGATGTTTGCCAATCGCGGTGGTGCTGTTCCCGGATATTATTCCGGCGGTCTTGTGCGTCATGGCTATGCTTTGGACGGCGGTGTTTTTGGAAGCCCTGCTGGCGGTTTTGATCCAGAACTGGAGCGCAGGCAAATTGCAGATGCTTTGGTTAGGCAAAGAGATTTGTCCGAAGACCCCGCAGCGCGTCCTCCTGAACCTAGACTTGCAAGGCCAATTGTACCTACGGCAACCGCGCCTCAGTTTAAAACTGAGCCGTCTTTCTTTGTGCAGCCGTCTACTCCCAAAGCAGAGATGCCGCAATTTGGTGTAGATTCTGTTGATCGCGGGCTGCTGGCAAAAAGCCAAAATGCTCCGGTGCTTGCTCCGTCATTGCCTAATATGAAAAGCGCCGTAATACCGCGCGTTAAAGGCTCGTTTACAATGCCTTCTGGTAGACAGTCGCAAGGATTTTTTGACGCCCTCACTGCTTCTGCTTTAGGCGCTGGGGAGTCGGCGGTAAAAGAAATATACAATCCTAAATCACCTTATATTGTTAGATACGGCGTTGCGCCCGCCCTAGCCGCTACATCTGGCGCTCTTTCTCTTATCCCAGCTTCCATCAATATGGCGTTGGGATCAGAAGCAGATAAAACAACATTTTTCCCCCAGCGTCTGCCAGATGCCGGTAAAACATATAGCTTTGATACTAAGAAGCCGTTTTATGAAATGGGTTCTGATATAGAATCAGAAAATAAGTTTCTGACTAGAGGTTTAGTTCCGGGTAGACAAACAACGTCTAATATTGGCGCTTCAAATGTCAGCAGACCGGCTCCTAGAAAACCCGGCTTAGGCGGTTCTGGTAATGTCAATCTTGTCCCGCCTGTAGTAGCCGGTCCCGGCTATATGTCGGGCGATGAAAACCGCCGTGTTTCCGCGCTTGAAGGTATGTATGAGCCAGAGAACATTGGCGGCTTGAATCCTCCGACCCAAACTGCTGAAGGTATGATGGGTGGCGATGTGGCTGGCGGTCTTTCGGCTGGCGACATCAAATCCATCCCTGCCGGTGGTTTGGCTGGCGCTCCTGCAACACAGCGGGCCGAAGTGCTTCCGCCGGAAAGCAAGGCTGGCGAAGGGCGCGACTTCCTTACCCGCGCTGGCGACTTTCTTGCTCCCAAGGGCGGCTTCTTTGACAAACTCTCTGAAGGCAAAGAAGAAGCTATTATCCCCCTCCTGCGCGGCCTTGGCGCTGCGGCCACTTCCAACAATCGCTACCTGTTAGGCAGCTTGTTGGCTGGTGCCGGTGCTGGCGCGGCGGCTTATCAGCCGACACAGGCAGCCATGATTGAACGTGCTTCCAAGAAATTGGATTTGGGTCCGAATTTCCCCGGCAAAGTCAAAATGTTCGATAAAAACGGAAATGTTGTTTATGTAACTAGACGCGAAGCCTCAAAAAATATTGTGTCTGGAGAGCAAAAATATTTTGCAAATCCATTTGATATTCCAGCTATCGGTGAAGAAACGGGTGCGACCGTTGGGACACCCTCAAATAAATCTTCAATTCGTGCTTTAAATAATTTTATGCCGCAAATTATTCAAAATGTTGAAGATGCGGGTACGTCTATTTACTCTGCGGATGGCGAAGATATAGACCCTAATAAATATCAGGCTGCGTTAAAGCGGCCAGAAAATGCATACGCAAATTCTGTAATTTCAGAATTACCGGCAATGCTAGATACAAGAATGGGACTTACGCAACTGACAACCTTTTTGCCCACTTCTCAACAAGCAAGCGGTGCATGGGTTGGGAATGTTGTAAATACCATTGTTAAAAATGTGAATGGATTAGTAAACGCAACCCCGTTTATTTCTCCCGAAACAAAAGCACGCATACTGTTACCGGCTGAAACAAAGGCTGTATCGGCTGATGTTATTGAAAAAGTTAATAATACGCTGGCACTTTTAAGCAATGCAAACCAAGGCTCTCCAAGCGTTCAGCAATTGCAAGTTGCGATGGGTTCATTGATAAATATGACGCAAGACCCCAAAGCCCGCGCAGAAGTTATGTCATCCTTGATGGCGGCAAACATGCTGTCCGTAAAGCAGGGCAGGATGCTTAAAGATATTTATAATCAGGCAAAAAATGAAGCTAACGGCGACGGTAATGTTGCCCAAGTTTCTTTTGAAAATCTTGCTTATCCAGTTAGAGATAAAGCAGTAAAAAATATTGCAGACCAAAAAGAAGTGTTTAAGCAAATATTGCTCTCAAATCTTCAATTTAGGGGTGAGCCAATAACAAAGTACATTGGCTCTACGGGCGACATTTTTGAAAAAGATAAAGGTCTTGAGGCATACATAAGAGACACATTAGTTGCTAAAAATCCTTCTCTGGCAGAAGTATTTAAGAGGTATCCAAATGTTTTAAAGGATACAAGCGAGTGGTTCAGATTGAACCCGCTGTCGGAGTAAGACATGGCTAATGTTTGGAAAGAATTTGAGGAACAAGAAGCGCAGCCATCTGCTCCAATGCAGGGGGGCATCTCTGCGCCTTTGACCGCACCGCAGCCAGAACAGATTGATCCGATGGAGCAGCCAACAACCTCGCAAGAGATAGTTGAGGCTCCTGTCAAATATGACCCTAGGGAAATTGAAAAAAAATACGGAATTACTAAAGGCGAAGAAATTTCTAGCCCGCAACCTACTGGGGCGGGCTATCAAAAGGGTCCACATGGTACCACTACAAGGTTTCACCAAGCCCCTATTAAACAACCCGGTGAAAAAGACCTTACCGTTGGTGAAACTTTGCGCGGCGCTGCCAGTAATCTTATACCCAGCGCCCTTGGCGTTGTTGGCGCTTTTACCCATGCGCTTACTCATCCGGCTGATACCCTTGGTGCCATAGGTGATATTGGCACTGGTTTGCTTTCAAAAGCGGCTGGTGCTGCTGGCGCACAGCAAGACCCGACCAAAAAGAAACAAGATGAGCGGGTAACTAACGCCCTGTGGGATCATTACAAAAAGACCTACTTTACCAGCATGGAAGATTTTAAGCGGGCTTTTGCTAAAGACCCCGCCAGCATCTTACTTGATTTCTCAACGCTGACAGGCGTTGGTTCAGCCGCTCTGCCCGGAAAACTGGGTAAAATAGCTAAAGTTGCTTCGACCGTTACCGACCCAATACAGTCTGGGCTTGCTGTCGCGCGTGGCGTTGGCTCTATACCAGCAAGAGCTTTAAGGCTTGGACAATCAACTGCCTCTAATGTGCCATATAGTGCGCTAACAGACATTTATGAAATGGCTAGGCGCGGCACGCCTGAACAAAAAGCCGGTTTTCAACTTGGCCGTCAATTGCCAGAAACAGATATAACTCACAGAGTTGTTGATGCGCTTGATTCTGCTGCTGATGCTGCAAGTGCTGAATATCTGACGGGTAAGGGGCAGGCTCTCGCAAATAAAAAGCCACCAATTAAGGATGTATTGCAGACAATACAAAAAGCAGAAGACGATTTGACAATCGCCGGTAAAAAACCTCACGCCCCATACATTGATCCCGTGACAGGAAATAAAGTTGAACATCCTTATTGGGATGCATACCAACAATTGCAAAACACGCGGCAACAAGTTTTGATGTATGATGCGAACCCCGCCTATAATCTTTTAGAGGCAGATAAATACAAACGCTCTCTTTATGAGCAACGTAATAATTTATCTGGAAAAGCTCAAAATTCAATTGACCAAGTTGCCAAAGCTGTCAGGAAATCTATCTCTGACGTTTCGCCTGAATACGCCACTATTATGGATAAATGGCAAAACTGGATTATGACGGCCAAGGGCATTAGACAGGCTGGCGCTAGTACTGGTTTAAGCCCAGCGGCGTCGATGACAAAACTTCTTAATTCAATGAAGTCTGACCTTAAAAGGAAAAACGTCATTGATGTTTTGGCGCAGCACGACAAGCAGATACCGTACATTTTAGCTGGTTACGCGACAAAGCCGATGCACAAGGGCAATATTGGCTTGATGGACGCTATTCTTAGCGGTGCCGGTTACTATGCTTTTGCGCATCCGCTTGGTGCCGTTGGCACCCTTGGGCTTGCATCTCCAAGACTGAGCAGCGTGTCGCAAACGGCCCTTGGCAAAATTGGCAAATATGGCGCAGCCGCCACCTCCAGACCCGTAACCGCTGGCGCTTACTATGGCGAACGCGCTCTAGAAGAAGAGGGGCAGCAGCCGGGGTATGAATATAATGTAAATTCTGATGATACGTTTGGCAGGATGCTTTCTACTGAAAGTGGAAACCAGCAGTTTACCAAAACCGGAGAAACTATGACTTCTCCTAAAGGCGCTCTTGGTGCGGCTCAAATCATGCCAGAAACTGCGCCGGAAGCGTCTGCTTTGGCCGGGGAGAAGTTTGACCCTGAGCGGTTAAAGTCTGACAAAGAATACAATGTAAAACTTGGTCGGGCTTATTTTGGCAAGATGTTAGAAGACTTTGGCGACGAGCGCCTCGCTGTGGCGGCTTACAATGCTGGTCCGGGGCGCATTAGGTCTGCGCTTAGTCAGGCAGAAAAGTCTGGCGGCATATGGGAAGATTTTATTCCTGATGAAACCAAAGGCTATCTTCGCAAGGTGTTTGGTGCGGCTACGGGTGGGCGCATAGAACGCGCCTCTGGCGGTTCAGTCAAAATGAACCACATTGCCGAAGCTGACAAACTTATTGCCGCTGCTGACCGTGCCAAGAAGATGCACAACAAATCAACTGAGCCGCTGCTTAATCTGCCTGATGAGCATGTGACCCATGCTCTGGCGATAGCCAATGAAAGTATCTGAACATGCCGTCTACATTTACGACAAACAAGAAGCTCGAAAAGCCCGCATATAACAGTTACATTGATGACTGGAATACGCCGCTTAACTCAGACTTTGATTATATTGACGTTGCCTTTGGTGGCACGACTTCGCTCAACGTAACGGCTGCGTCTGGTACGGTTGTTCTTACGGACACCCAGTATCGTGCGCCGATCTGGCTGGTGTCTGGTACGCTGACCGCGAACGTGACCTATCAGATCGCCTCTAGCGTTGGGGGTATCTGGGTGGTCAACAATGCGGCTACGGGTGCCTTTACGCTGGCGGTTTCTTCGGGCGGTGGCGGCACGACGGCCACGATCCCGGCTGGCAGCAAGGCTCTGATTTATTGCGACGGAACCAATGTGGTGGTGTCAGGCGGCACTGCGGCGGGTTCTACAACT